TCCGTTGGGGTCATCATCAATGTTTTCCAAACGGCAGAAAAGTCTGACACTATCTATTAAAGATGGTTCGTATAAATTACAAACATCTATCATCACCGACCCTATTCCCACTGGGGCTGGGTTTGAGATATAAACTTGTTTTGCCTTTTTCCAATATTTCATAGTGTTAAGAACATCTTCGTAATGAGACAAAATAAGAATATCCGCTTTTTTTATCTTGATAATTGAATGATTCAAGGCAATAATTCCGCCATCAAAATCCTTGTGAAACGGAAAAGTCGGACCTTTCCCAACAATCAACCATTTATCCTTTTTGGGTATGTCGAATGGACCAAGAAACATTTTTACCTCTTTTCATAAACAGTTAGGAATGAACTTGAATTATAACCAGATAAAACTTTAATCTTCTTCAGTCCCAGAGAATCAAGGATTGTTTGCAAACTCTTGGGAGTAAAGACATGGACATGTTCAGGATTAAGGTTAATTGTCACTTCTGCTGATTCATCGGGAACAGCAATTATCAATCTTCCACCAGGTTTTAATATTCGTATCCATTTTTTTAAGGTGTTAATAGAATCAATGCAATGTTCAAGAATATGTCTGGCGATTATCGTATCTACAGAGTTATCTTCAAAGGGTAATTTATTCTGGACATCTGCTACAACATCAGCGACAGAATTTTGATAAATATTGGGTATTTCTTCTCCTTTGGGAATCAAGTCAACTCCAATTGCTTCTGGGATTGTTTTTTTATGTCCGCAGCCGAGGTCGACACAGACAAATTTATCTTTTTCCTTTATTATACTTGACATTGTAAACCTCCAAGGTCTATAATGAATATATGAGAAAAGGTCAAAAGATGAGTGATGAACAAAAGGTAAAACTTTCTAATTCTCGAAAGGGAAAATTTTGTGGTTCTAGTAATCCTCATTGGCGTGGAGGAAAAATAATTGTTGGTGGTTATATCTATATTTTTAATCCCACCCATCCCTTTTCCACTAAAGATGGATATATTTGTGAACACAGATTGGTTATGGAAAAAAAGTTGGGTAGATTTTTGGAACCAAGCGAAAGAATCCATCATCTTAACCATAATCGACTTGATAACCGAGAAGATAATCTTTATTTGTGTGTTTCCAATGGAAAACATTTTATTGAATATCATTTGAATAAACGGGACGGAAAGGGACGATTCAAAAGTTCTCATATTCCCCTTTCTTGACGATATTCGTCAATTGCTTCACGACATAATTTTCCTTCTTGGTCGGTATCAACAAATCTTTCAAATTCCTTAATGGGGTCATACATTCCAGGGTACATTGTATTCATCCATTTTCTTAATCCGTGTTTTCTGATTAAGGCAATATTGATATTGGTTGACATTTCTGGTGAGTTCCAACCACCTGGTTTATCTGGTGTTCCTTTAAGTTTCTCTCCTGTTTGAAACCCATAATGCCAGATAAATTGGTCTTTTCTAACCACCAAAGCATATCCTGCATCTCGAAGTCTAATTGAAAGGTCAATGTCATCACCACCTGGTAAAGTATCATCAATGCCACCAACCTCATCTAAGGCACTTCTACGAATCAACATACAAAAACCTATCAGGAATGTAGTCTCAAACTTCATTATTTTCGGGTCGGAGAAAATGTTTTGTCTTCCCATAACCACATTTGACGCTGGTCCAATTGCTCCAATTCTGGGGTGATAACCATCCATATTCCTGACCATTTCCTTCAACCAATAAACTGATGAAACTGGAACAAAAGTGTCATCATTCATAAACACCACAAATTCCGTGTTACAATGTTCCAATCCAAGTTTAAGTCCGCCCTCCCAACCAAGATTATGCGGCGCTTTTATAATCTCTATTTTTTCAGACGGCATATCGGTTACAATATCGGTATCACCATTATTGATAACAATAATCTTAACTGGTTCAACATGATAACCACCAAGAATAGAAGTAATACAATTTAAGAGTTGTTCAGTGTTATTATATGTCGGAATCAAACAGGTCACCCTCGGTTCTCTTTTCATTTTGCCTCCACTTTCGCACTCATCACGGGTCCAAATGTCGGTTTATCACCATGAGTTTTTCGTAATTCATCAATGTTGGTTTGTGATTCGTAGGTTGATTCAGTAATTTCTGATGGAGTTGATAGATGACCAAGTTTTGTTGCCGTGTCCATAAAGACTTTGAATCCGGCTTTTTTAGCGTCAAAACAGAATTGGACATCTTCGCCTGCTCCCGTACCCATGATAAACCACGGTTGTTTCATTGCCTTGAAAACCTTGCAATCAATCAATACCGCCCCGAATCCCACCGCATCACACTCAACTAAGGTGTCTTTTGGATAATTGTAATAAATCGTGGAAACATAGTATTCCTTTTTATCCACCTGGTCGTAGCCCTCGGTAAGATTAAAAATCACTGGTTTGTGCGGAGCATATCTAGTAAATGCCAAAGCTCCAACAATATCTTTTTGGTGTTTGTAAAGCCTCTCAAATAGGTCTGGCGGACAAATCATATCATCGTCAATAAATAATATGTAATCAGCGTTATCCTGCATGGCATGTTCCGCCATTCGTTCTCTGGCAATCGGGGTCAAGGTTCTCCCAATAGTAGCGTGATAGAATTTGAACTCTATTCCATCGGGATAATCAAACTTCAATCCATCAAATTCCTTAATCCCATAATGAGAAAGAACCTGCAAACTTCCAAGATGATATGTCCCTATCAGACGGTTGTCATAAGATTCTGATTCGGTTTTCCCTTCATTTGGAATACATACGAATACTTTAACTATCTTGTTTTTTGGTTCTTTCATCGTAAAACTCCAATCTTGATAAGTAACCATTCCCAAAAAGAAACATTATAAGCATTTCCCTGATGATGTCCAGCGCATAATTCTTTTTTTAAGGTGCCAACTAATCTTCCACAGGTTCTACATCGGAAAAAGATTGTTCGTTCTTTGTCATTTAATCTCATTTACTCCTTTCATTTTTAATCATCTATGGGAAACCCCTTGAAGGGGGCTTCACCAGAACTGATTAAAGCGCTCTAACAAATACCGCTCCCGATGGAGCGCCACCAGAAATATTGACTGTAGAGAGATTTTGAATATATTTGAAGTTTGTTGAACGCATCGCTGCTGCTGGGTCAAGAGCGGATGTAAGCGTTCCTGCTGCTCCGCCTGGCTGTAAGAAAGTCTCGGTTACTGTAGCAACACCAACGGTTTTGTCAGCCTCAAACGAGAACAAAGCAGTTGGATGATATCCCCAAGCCTGAACTCTTCCATAGCCATTCACCGCAATATCTTCTACAGCAATTCCTGCAAGTCCTGGCATTTCAGCAACTGCGGTAAGCAAATAGGCATTTACACCGTCAGTTGAAGCAACTTCTGCTGCACCCAATGCTCCAACATACCTCATGGCAGAACCGGCTGTGGCAACAGTTCCACTAACATTTCTAACCACAACAAAAACTTTTTCCGCTTCAGTTCTATTTATTCGTTGAATTTGCATATTTTTCCTTTCAGCTCCTCACCAAATGGGAGAAGTCGAGAATTACTTATAAAGCTCTCACAAATACCGCCCCAGAAGGAGCACCACCAGAGATATTAACCGTCGACATATTCTGGATATACTTGTAGTTGGTAGATTTCATCGCTGCTTCTGGACCCAATCCTGAAGTCAAAGTGCCAGCAGCACCACCTGGTCTTAGGTAGGTTTCTGAAATTGTCACTACTCCACAAGTTTTGTCGGCTTGGAACGAAAACAAGGCGGTATTACAATAACCCCACGCTTGAACTCTTCCGTAACTATTATCAGCGATATCCTCTACCGCAATACCAGCAAGCCCAACCATCTGATTTATTGCTGTCAACAAAACAGCCTGTATACCATCGGTTGAAGCTATTTCAGATTTAGCATTTGTGCCGACAAATCTCATAGCCGAACCAGCAGTTGCGATAGCACCTGAAACATTTTTTACCACAATGTAAACCTTTTCCGCTTCAGTTCTATTTATTCGTTGAATCTGCATATTTTCCTTTCAGCCCCTAATTGCTAGGGGTCGAGAATTATAAAGCCCTGATGAAAACAGGACCATAAGGAGCGCCGCCAGAAATATTGACTGTCGAAAGCGCTTGGATATACTTGAAATTAGTTGACAACATTCCCACTTCTGGACCTAAACCCGAGGTTAGTGTTCCGGCCGCACCGCCTGGCTGCAAATAAGATTCGGAAATTGAAACAATTCCGCAAGTTTTATCCGCTTCAAACGAATATAGGGCAGTCGCATTATATCCCCAAGTCTGAACTCGACCATAACCATTGGAAGCAATATCTTCAATAGCAATACCAACCAATCCAGGCATACAACCTTTATTGGTTAAAAGTTGCGCCTGTGAACCATCGGCTGATACCACTTCACCTACTCCCAATGTGCCGCGATACCTCATAGCCGAACCAGCTGTGGCAACAGTGGCAGAAACATTTTTTACCACCACATAAACCTTTTCAACGTCTGTGCGATTTACTTTTTGAATTTGCATATTTTTCCTTTCCACTCAGCTATTCACTCCGAGATAAATCTCAAAAGAATATCTCGGAGGAATAGTCGAGAGTTTATTATTAATTTCCCCAGGCAATCCAATTACCATCCACACCATTATCAGTTACTAAAGTAATCACTCCCGATGCAAATGAATATTTGGGCATAGTTGCCCCAACCTGACCCGTTGGAACACAACTGAAACCTCTAACATTATCCAATCCTGGGGTAATATCACCACCTGAATCAGTTTCGCCATTGGTAAAAGTCCCATAAACCATTCGGATGTTACCAACAACTGTTTGGTCAGTTACTGTCGATGCGAAAGCCATATTTCCTCCTACTTTCCAATTGCCCACCAAATACCGTCATCATCATTTGACTCAGCATAGATAGTTAAATCTCCGCCAGATACTGTTCCAGTATCAGCTTTAGCAGCGGTTATAGAACTTACTCCATAGGCTTTAATAGCTCCAAAACCCGTCCCAATAGCGGTATTGCCAGTTGATTGAGCATCGGTATATGTTCCGTAAATTATCCTATTATCTCCAACAATTCCTTTTCCATCAATTGTTGAACTGAATGTTCCCATTTTAACTCCTATCTAAACTAATTAAGCGGCGGTAATGGTTAATACACCCTGTTTGGCGCAATTAGAAGCGACCAATTCACCCATTATTAATATTTGAGCCACCCGAGCATCTTGCGATGCTTGTTACTCTCTTTCGAGGACAAGGTCATTTCTGCCTTGTTCTACCTATTTATCATTTAAGGTAGTTCGGACTATTGCATCTTTGAGTTTAAATGTCTCAAAGTCTCTTCGCTTAGTCTCTGCTGCTGTCTGGATTTTAAATTTTCTTCTCTCATTTGCCAATATAGTTTTTCCCTTTGGGGAGTAGTTAAAGTTCTTGCCCCGCCAATTGGATATTCTGCCAGAATTTTTAATTGTTCTTTTTTAATCCTTGAATATGGTAGGAGTAATTGAGCTAATTCAATTGCGTTTCTATTATGGAAACTAACTGTGTAAGAGTCTCGCCAATTCGGATTTTTAAACTTTCTTACCCATAATCTACCATTACAAGGAATTGTCTTTTTTAACCAAACCATAAAATCCTGAGAAGTCATAGCAATTGCGATAACTGGGGTATAAACATAATATTGGTATGTTTTCTTTGAAGATTTTCTTTTAAGGTACGACCTTTTAATTGTTACATAACCCTCGCCGTCAATTATACCAGCGAGGTAGCAAATGAGATTTTTTTCCAGACTTGCACTGCGTTGTCCATTGTTTTTGTTATACATTTTTTTGCCTCCTGTAATTTCAGTATAACAAAGCTGAAGGACTTTCGCAAATTAATTAGAAGAGATTTAAAGAGAACCAAGACTTTCGTCAAATTCTCAGGTCGGACAAAATCAGTAGTTGTAAAATCAGCATCTCGATGAACTGTCCAGTTAAGATAATTAGTATTTAGGAAATAGACTTTTCCTGGAGTTGCGGACGGATCCCAAACCATTGGAACGGCTTTGAAAAGTAAGTTTTGAACATTATGTTAATCTTACGGTTTTTATTCCTCGTAAGTTCAGACTATCTCATTACCCATTAGGGTATCGCCCGCATTAGTCGTTACACTTTCCCTTAAAGGGCTTAGCTCGGGATTACCATTACAGGCTTTCCCCGAATTCGAGCGATTTGCTTGATGAAGTTGTTTCATTTTCAACCAATATTGATAGTACAACTTTATCCGTTCTTTAGATAACCCTACTCCCTTAAAATTTCCATTTTTTTCTCTATCCCACAATTTAGGTGATTTCTGTTTCTCAGTAGCAAATTCTATTGCTAACTCTGCTTGTTCTTTTTTAAGTTTTAAGTAAGGTAATAATTCGAGAAGAACTTTTTTTGCTTTACGAGCAGCTACTTGCCAAATATATCTTGGCTTATCATATCCCTTAACCATTCTTGTCATCAGAGAACCGCCAAAAGTTTTATGGAAAAGTTGAGGTAAGATATTATCTGTTGTACCTACTGTTACATATAGAGTGTGATAAATATTTCCATTTCTTGCCAATCTTTTCATCTGGTTTATATTTATACACCCCTCACCATCTAATACTCCCGCTAAGTAAGCTCGTAATAGTTGTTCTTTTTTGGTCATATAACTTCCATCAAGGGACTAAAATTTAATCCACCATCAGCCATTTTAGAATCATTAAATCTTTCCTGCGGTTGTAAGACTTTTTCGTATCTTTCAAATTCAGTTTGAGTAGTTACTATCAAATTAGGTGAATCAGTGCCTGCTTGTTTAGAACAATCGTTAAAGATGTTTCTCATCTCATCAAGACCATTAGCGGCAAACGAAGCAGCGGTTCCTGTCTGTGACTGCCACCAACTGTAACTTCCTTTAGGAATTCCGCCAACGGTTCCCGAAGCGGCAACTAAAGATGGCAGACCGTGAATATGCTGTCCCGAATCTGAGCCAGCAGTAAACATTCTTGTTGAGATAAACTCCCTAATTGATTGTTCAGTCTGTTTGGTTTTAGAAGACAACAAATTAATTATCCGTTCAGCTCCTGAATTTTGTCTTTCTTCTCGACCAGAAATTGCAATAGTAGCCGCAATTTGTTTCCAATTATACTTCGCTGAAGTCCTACCGTCTTGAGGTGTCACGTCAATCGATTCATAACCAGAATATGCTCCAACGGTTGAGTTGGTGCCATACATTAATGGCACAACTATAGACTCGCCACCAGATAAAGTTTTCTTATTACCATCTTGGTAAAGTTTATAGAAAAGAGGAATTGCTTTAAAAATATTATCCTCCATCGTTTTTCTATAATTAGCAAGAGTAGTCGATAGAACCGAATCTGGTATACTAAAAGTTAATGACATTTATACTCCTAAGAATTTAGGTTTTATCAGCTGCCTGTTTAAATGCCTCTTCAATTGTTTTTGCTCTTGTTGATGGGGCTGAGACAGGAGATGTTCCCCCAAATTCAATTGATTTTTTACTTTTCTCATCAAATTGTTTACGAAGTTCACTTTTGCCTGATTCTTTGGCATTATCATATAACACATGGGAACAAATCATATCCAGGGGAACGGTCGGAAATTGACTAATGGCATCTTGTATCTCGTCATAATGCTCATCAATTTGTGATTTGCCATATTTGGCAATTGCCGCGTCAATTTCCTTATCAGCTTCAGCAGCATTTACTTTTTGCGGTAAATCTCCGATCCTATCTCCCACAATCTCTTCTACCACTTCTTTTAATGCTCCGCCTTGGGGACTCTGCATAAATTCCTTAACTTGCTGAACTTCTTCTGAATTTGGTGGTCCATAACCATATTCTGGTTGAACAGGATTAATTTTACCCACCTCATCTCTGATTTTTTTGAGAGCTTGCATATCCTTAGTGTATTGAGCCTGCATTTTTTTGGCAATTGGTTGAAGCTCCGTAGGGACAGTTTTCAAATCTTGATAACTGGCCTCTTTTTCTTCTTTCTCAGGTTCCTCTTTTGAGGGTTCTTGAGAAGTTGAGTCTTTTGACTCAGGTTCTTCATTCAATACAACAGGTTCTGCTGTTCCCGATTCACCCAATGGTTTTTCTGGAACATTTTTAGGTTCTGCCGCATTTGAATTAGAAGGTTCTTTAGTCATAATACAACCTCCGAGAAAATTTACTATCTCTAAACGACCATTTAGAGACTATCAAAAAGGTTCACCCTTTTGGCAATCTTAAATGGCCCCGCCAACATGAGACGAAGAACTTTTAACATAAAGTGGTTCCTTGTGCAGTCTTCTCATTAATTTATCAATTAATTCATTTGGGTTTCTTTGGTTTGGCGCAGTCGGCGCGGTTTCAGCAGTTTCTGGTTTCAATTTTGATTTTAAAGCCGAACCAAGATTAATTGTTAAAGAAATAGTGGGAGCCAGATTTCGTGACATTAATATTTCCTTCAATTCATCTTTCATTATTTTTTCCTTTTTATCATGGCTTGAGACCTGGCTATTCCTTCAGTGATACTGGATTTACAAATCGCAATTGCCGATTCTTCGGCAGTTCGTCCTTTATAACTTTTTACTCCTTTAGACATTACTCGATTGACACAATCTTCCATTTTGGAAGTAATTTTTGGTGTCTCATTTTTAATGTTGTAAGGCATAATACTCCTTTTTACTCCCCTTTTTTCTTCTTAGGGAAATAGGCAACGGCCTGTTTAGCTTCATTGCTAAATCAAACATTCTGCCAGCTTCTATTATTTTTTTTAAATAGTCGCCCATCATCTTATACTCCTTATTTCATTTTTAACCCGTTGGACTCGTCGGACCGGTTGGTAGTGTTATTTGCGGCATTCCGGCTGGCGCTGCCGTCGGCAGAATTCCTGTTGGTGGAGAACCTGGTGGAGAACCTGGTGGAGAACCTGGTGGAGAAGAACCAGGCGGTATTTGTCCCGATGATTCTGGCGGCAGATTTGAAACAGTTGGCGGAAGTTCTGGCCCCAGTATTTTATCAATATCCTTAATCTCAAACGCTTCCAATAAACTAGCGATTAAAGCCCTGGGATTTTGAACCAGTGGGTCTATTCTTAATGTTTTATATAACATTAACGCTTGGTCTTTAATAACATCTTGATTTAAAACTGTCGTTGAGTGGGGTTCAACATCTATATCAAATTCACCCTGTATTTCTTCTTTGGAAGTAATATTTAACCAATCACTTTGTTGGTCGCCAATTCCCGATATTCTAAGAGCGTCGCCTGGTTCTAATTCTTGCTGAATAACTTGGAATAATTTTCTGCCAATCTTTTTAGCAAATTTTTCCACCGATTGACGAGCTTCATCCGACCGTTGCTGAGACCCGCCTTCAACTAATTGGGCTTCCCCTAAAGTTCGTTGGACTTTGGGCATTGCGGCTTGCTGATACTCGGAAATACCAGAGATTTTATTCATTCTCTCATCAATTGACCGAGTGATATAAGTCACTTCGGGAGACCAGTTTGGATTATCCAAAGAGGTTAATTGGTCCAAATCTCCCTTCATCTCGATCACTGTGCCAATTTCAGGATTTTCTAAAGCCCGTTTGCCTTTTGAAGTTAACGCTCCGGCCTTTGTCTTGTATTTGGGAATAATCTTTTTAACATATTCTAAAAGTAAAGTCTCCATTTTATCCATTTCATCCTGTTGAACTTCCAGGGGTTGAATATCACCCAGCGGGAATTGATAATCTGGAACTTCATAATTATTGCATTCTTCAAAAGGAAATTCCTTATGACCATAAGGATTTTCTTCTGGACCCTTAATAATTAAATTCTGGTCGGGAACTATCCAGAAATACTTATCCACAACCCCATATTCATTCTTTTCCCAATATTCCCAAAATCTAACCTTTTTAATATCTTCTTGATTTTCATCATGTTTATCTTCATCATCAATTTGAGTTTCAGTATTTTCTTTTAATTTATCAGTATTTTTCAGACTTTTATCTTTTTGTAATACTGAAAGCGGTTTTTCCATTAATTGGGCAACCCACTGGGTATCATCTAATCCGCAAGAAGCGTCGGGACTGTAAATTATTTCTCCCTTGGTATAAGAAACTCTTTTAACATAGAACCGATTAACTTTTATTTTCTGTTCTTCGCCATCTTTAGCAGTCTTAAACATAAAACCAATTTTCACCACCCCTCGACCGACTGTTAGAAAGTCGGTAATGGATTTTTTAACTTCATCAAATAATCCAATCTCTGGAGGAAAATAATTCATAATCTGTTGAGCTCTGCTAATATTCTCCATTGAATCCATTTTCTTGGCTTTAACCAGATATTTGGGATTTCTCATCCAGATTGCCGGAAGTTTGGTTCTAATGATAGCGTGAATCATCGGAATAGTGATTCGGTCTCTGGTTTCTTTTCCCGACCAGCGATGTTTTAATTTCAAATAATTGACAAATCTCTGGAACTTTTTTTTGTTTTCTTTTTCAAAATACTTAGTTCCAAGATGGATTCGGTCAATAATTTTTTTAATTTCTTCTTCTTTAAGTTCTGCCATTATTTTCCCGCTATTTTCCTATATTTTTATGCGACTTCATGTGAGAAATCAATCCAAATTTTGATTTAGCCACAAAACCGCAAACCGCGCAATTGGTATCAGATTTTTCAGCGACATCTTTTAATATCGGCTCATCCGGCAATCTTTCTAATTCCGGATAACGAGACAAAAATCTGCTGACCAAAATTTCCACTTGTCTAGTAAACTTTCCCGACTTTGATTCTTCGGGAGTTGAAGCGACATAACCATACTGCTCATTAATTTCTTTTACTTCGCCTGGAGCAAAAACTACCAGAGAACCATCATCTTTTACCGCTTCAATTTGATAATAAGAAACATTTTTTAATTTTGGCATTATTTCTCCTTTTTTTAATTGCCATTTAATTGCCGATATAATCGTCTAGAGTTTCTTGGTTTTGAACTTGAGTCAGTAATCCCTTAAAAGAGTTTCTGGGCGGTTCCGGCAGTATTAATTCGGAACTTTTAACTCGGGATTTAATCCCCCAAAAAGCCAAAGCCGCAGCCATTACCATATCGTCATGGAAACCAGTTTCCGCGCCCAAACCCTTGGTTTTCGCCTCATCGGACCAAACAAAGGTTTTCATTTCATCTAAAATTCTTTCATCATTTATTCTAATCCGATTTTCCCGCAAAAGCCGTAAATAATTATCGAACAATAAGGGTTTGTTGGCGAAAGTGGTCGTCCAACCAAGTTTCTGTCTTTTTTTCTTGGTGACATTGTCAAATATTTCTTCTTGATAAATATTAGAATAGATTTTTTTCAAACTGTTTAAAGTTGCTAAACCAATGCCGTTTTTTTCCAGAATCACTAACGGGAAACGATAAATTCTGCCAATCTGATTTATTTTATTTGACAATTCATCAGCCGGAATTTTTCCTTTCCAGGTCGCCACCACATCTCCATGTCTTTTGGAAGTAACAATAATTACCGAATAATCTTGACCAAAATCAGCTGGATCGGCGCCAATCTGATATTCATCGTCAAATTGCTTTTCCTGATAAATTCTGAATCCTTCAAAGTCGCGAATTGACTTTTTGGAAAATTCTCTCTGTTCATTAATGTATTCAATGGGAAAATAAGCTTTTTCCGATAATAAAGATTCATCCCAAATTCCATAAACAAATTGTCTTTTCCATGATTCGGGATATTTTAATAAACTCTCAATATAGTCTTGCGGCAGATTTTTCCGATTATCCAGGGTTGAACCCTCAATTAACTCATAATCCCGACCCTGTTCTTGTTTGTAATATTTATATAGCCAAGTCATTGCTGGATTGCAAGTCATAAATCCCTGACGCAAACTGTCTTCTCTTCTCAATCTTCCTTGCAGAGCCAAAAAGACATTTTCCGAGATTTCTTCCGCCTGGTCAATGGCAAAGAATCCCAAGTTTAAGGAACGAATTTCCGATTCGGCAATCGTATCCAAATGACGAAAAATCAATTCTGAATTATTGGTAAAGGTAATCCGACTTTGAGCTTTATTAAAATTGCGAATAAAACTGGCTGGACAAATCTCAAAAAAGGTTTTTTGGACCGAATCCTGCAGTTCATTATAGGTCAGACGACCCAACAGACCATAATTATTTGGTAAAGTGCAGTGTTGTAAAACTTTTAAACACAGGGCCAGGGTTTTTCCACAGCCGAATCCCCCAGAATAAAGAAGATATTTTGATTTTGATTTAAGGAATATTTCCTGTCCGGGCAGTAAATTAAATTCTTTTATCAATTCACCAGTTTTTTCATTTTGATATTTTATCTTCATAGAAAAATTACTCCTCGAACGAAATCCTAATCGGAATCGTGGGAGAAGTATCTCTTTGCTCGGTTAAAAGTTTCTTGGCTTTCCAAATCATTTCCACCTGTTTCTGAGAAGTTCTGGCTCTGGGATTTTCTAAAAGTTTATCGGCTTTATTTAAAGATTTTTCCAATAAATTATCTAATTTGATTGAAGAAAGTTCTTCCAGTTCTTTGGTTTGTTTTTCTTTTTCTTCTTGCCATAGTTTCTTATAAACCGAAAAATAGGCGGTAATAGTGGGAACGGAACGATTTAGCTGCTTGGCAATCTTTTTAAATCTCAAACCATTCAAACGATATTTAAAAGCCTTCTTGACAAGTATCTCGGTTTCTAATTTAGTTGGTCTGCCATCTAGGGCTGAATACATAGTTCTCCTAAAAGTTATCCACAGGCAAACTCTCTAATTGATAATTTCATCTCACTCCTGTGGGTTTGAAGCTAAATAAAACTGCTTTTTTTCTTATTTTTGGAAGCAAGAATATCTTTATTTATAGCCGAGTTGAAGCTAAGGCTAAAGCTTATTTTAGCTGGGTGGAGGTGACCCGTACCGCCCCCCTCAAGGGGGGGATACCCCTCTCCATGCCTTCCTGCCTGCCTGCTAACCTGCTCCCACCTATTATAGTTAAAGAAGCGGCTAACTTGCTTAGGGGTTGGTAGCTAAAAGATTGCTGGCTGGCCGGATACGGGTTAGGTTATCTATGCTCAGCTTGCTCAGCTTACTCTATCCATACTCAGCTTACTCTATCTATGCTCAGCTTATTCAGCTTGTTCCCCTGCTCTGTTTATTTTCTCTTATCCTCTATACCCTGAAATAGCTTAAAATATATCTTTATAAGGTAAATTGTTAAGGTTTATTTTTCCCCTAAAAATAGTTTTTACGACATTTCAGTTATTCTTATTATATCAATGGGTTTTTATCTTGTCAAGTTTTCCGCCTCAATGTCTTAAAATTGAATAGTTATCCACAGGGTTTAGTTAAATATATTATACCCTAATTAGTATAAAAAGTGAATAGCATTTTTAAAGCTATTTTCCAACATTTCTTTTAGTGTTATTACTTGACAAGTATTTAATGGTATGATACAATGGTATTATCAAGATAAATAGTGTTAGAAGACAGATTTGAAGATTAATTTGATTGAGGCGGCGGCTAAAACTTGGTTGCTCTTATAAGAGATTACAATTCAAGGGTCAAATATCACCGCTTCAATCTCATAATAAAAAAAGGAAGGTCGGTTTAATTAAATAATAGGAGTAAAATGAAAATCAAAATTAAAGAAAAAAAACAAATAGCAAATCCGAAAGAATTGGCGGAAATTTTACAAGAAATTTTGAATAAAGAAAACAAAATTGATCAGGAAAAAGAACATCTTTGGGCTATTGGGTTGAATGCCCGCAATATTATTCAATATATTGAGCTTGTGAGTTTAGGCATTTTGAACGCCAACCTTGTCCACCCCCGAGAAGTTTTTAAATTGGCGATTTTGAAGGGAGTTGCCTCAATTTTTGTGATTCACAATCATCCATCAGGCGATACTCAACCATCAGAAGACGATTTAGAAATTACCCAACAATTAAAAAAAGCGGGTGATCTTTTAGGGATTGAAGTTATAGACCATATAATAATAACAAAAACAGGATTTTTAAGTTTTAAAACTAATTTAGGTTTAATGAATAGCAAAATAAAATATAAATTTATCTTATGAAAGGCAAAAATGAATTTAGAAAACTTAAAACAAAAAAGAATTTCAGTTAAAAATTTAGTTATTGTTGTTTTGTTCGCCTTTGCGGTTTACGGCGCTTTCAATTTGGAAAAAACGCTTGAAAACTATTTAGTCAATAATTTAGTTATTCCGGCGCAAGTCGCCCAAACTATCCAAGTAAAAAAATAACCGCCGTTGAAGGAGTTGAGGAAAAGAAACAACAGCTAATTTCTCAAAATGAACTCACGGCTAAAAAAGAGGGTATTAAACCTCCACAAAAAGATTTAAAACAGCTGGTCGCAAAATACTTTAAGCCGGAAGAGACGAAAATCGCTCTTTGGATAATAGAACACGAAAGCAAGGGCGTTGCTTCAAGAGTATCACCGCCAAACAACGACGAACATCATTCAAAAGATTGGGGACTATTCCAGATAAACGACTATTGGCACAAAAACAAATATCAATATGCTAATCAATTACTTAATCCCGAATTTAATGTCAAAGTAGCGTCTCAAATTAAAAATGAAAGTGGTTGGACTGCGTGGGTATCGTGGAAACATCACCTTGACAATTTAAAATAAATATCTTAATTAAAGAACAATCAAAATATCCAGAATTTAAATATGAAGTTAAAAATGGTCAAACCTTATGTCGTGAATGTCATAAATTAACAGATAATTACGGAATAAATAAAAGATATAGCTTGGGTTTCCTATAATAAATATCATAAAATGAGAAGAAGGATAATAAAATGAACAAAGAAACATACGAAGCATTAAAAAGATTGATATTTCAATTACACAAAACGCCTATTAAAGGAATAAACGGCCTTGATTTTGTAAAAGTTAGAGATTGGATTGACGAAGTAGCAGAAGATTATGAGAAGCAAAAATGAACAAATGCAAATTATGTCAAAAAAAATTAACCAAAGAATCCTATATCTATGGCGATAAAGCGATCTGTTTTTATTGTTTTGATAAATTGCGGGAAATCAAACGAGATTTTGATATAATTGACGCCCATAAAAAAGGTTTGATCCAAAGTGCCGAAGATGTTAATTAAAAATTTAGAGGTTTTTTTGCTTGTTAATTTTTAGTTAAGATGTGCCAAAATCAAAAACCAGCCATCTGATTACTAAAAATACTCTGAATAAAATCTCTAATAATTGCTTAACACCATTATAGCTCGTCAATAGAGAATTGACAAACCCGATTGCGGTTAAAAAAATCAGGCGGTCAACGCCTCAAATGTTGACTGACAATTTGGAAAAGACCAAAGTAAATTGAGAATTAAAAAAGAGTTTTTCGCTGGTTTTATCTTTTTTATTCTCTAATAATGGTTTTGCCACTACGATTAAATTCAAAGTGTCAGGAAAACAAACTCCAATTGTGATGGAAGCCGAAAATGAAGGTCAGAAAATGAAAATTTTAGTAATGCCATTAAAAACTGAGGAATAATGAAACTAAGAACTTGTGATTTCTGCCATAATTTATTTATGGCTTCCAGAGTAAAATTAGTTAAATTAAACGGAAAAAATGGTTTTATTTGCCAGGATTGTATTGATTTAGCAAATGGGAAAATATCAAAAGAAAGTTTAGTGGCCGGTCTAAACAATGGAAAAATTAAAATTAGGAGGTAAAATGAAATATAAAATCACTCCGGAAGAAGCATTTTATTACATCATCAAAAATCCAATTTTAGCTCTAAAAGCCAATTTAATCTATCAGGATTATGCTGAGGCTAATCCCGATAAAGTTAAAATTAGAAATCACCGGAATTTCCACTTCCAACAAATCTGTTGGGGATTATATTATAAAGAATTTAAAAATAAAAAAAGGAAGGTCAAGTGAAACAATGTTATATTTGCGGTGAGTGGGCGACTGGTTATTGTCTAATCGTGGAAAGTCCCGATGATAATGGCATTAAAGTTCCTTGTTGCAAGAATTGTAGAGCAGATTTAGAAGCTAATAATGATTATAATTATCAAAGTGATAAGGAGTAAAATGAACATTTGGAATACTTGGGACTGGTTGATTCTTACCTTTTTGGGTGGAGTATTGATTGCCGTTATTCTCTTATCATTGCAAGAGTATTTTATGTTTAAACCAACTCTAAAAAAGAAAACCAAAAGAAATATCGCTGATTGGTTAAAAAGAAATTCACATCTCAGATAAAACATTATCAATTGCTTCTTGTCTGATTTTCAACCAAAGTTCACAGATTTTACTAAACTTTTTCAATTCAAACTTATCTTTTAAAGAAAAAAGTTGTTTGCCGTCAATTCTTGTTAGAAATTCTCTTTGTTGTTTAGTCATTAGCCACTCTTACCTGATATGATAGGGATTAGAATACCTTTGATGATAATAGAATGATAAAGGAACTTGCTTGTTTTTTTGAGCTATACCTGAAGATAGCTTGTGGTTGCCAGAGCATAGATTTAATTTACTAATCAGGACTATGTTGGACTTAAAAACAAGTTGCGGACAAGGTTTTTCTTTACTGGTTGCCCGAAAGCAGTTTTTTTCTATTATGTTTATAATATCTTAAATACTTTTTGATAATAGAATTAGCTTGATATTGAGTATAATTATAATTTGGCAAAATAAATCCAAAGAATTTTTGTTCTAATGATTTAATCATTTCAAGTTGTTTTTTAGTAGCTTTTTTTCTGGCTAAACCATATTTAATTTTCATATTTTCTCCTTTAAAAGCAAAAAGCCCGAGAAGTGCCTCGAGCTAATTGCTTATTCAATAGCTATTTTATAAACAAATAATGGCACTTCATTACATTTCTATTATATTATAAGAAAACCATTTGTCAATATCGTTTCAAATTAGCTTCATTTTAGGAAATTTCTTTTAGTTATCCACAAGATAATCTGAATAAAACCATTGACAAAGACAAACAGATATGCTAATATCAAATCAGATATAAAGAAAGGAAAATTATGAAAAATTTACCGGAAATAAATGAGGAATTAGAGCAATTGCCAGCTAAGATTGCCAGAACCGAAGAAGAACTTTTATTAGCGGAAGTGGATAGAGACCAGGCATTTAATGCCGCTTTCTTGGCGACAGAGGGAGCAATGCCGATACGAAAATCAACCGCCGAGATTTCAGCCAACAAAATAGATAGAAAGATAGCTGCTTTGAGGTCCCATTATCACGAGCTGTATAATACGCTTGAAACCATCATAGAGCTGGCAAGAAACAAAAGACAAGAGTTAAAATCAAATATTACTGATATAAACGATGAGGGAAATTAAATGAAAACTAAAAGAGGATGTGAAACGTGCGGCCAAGAATTTATTTCAATGGGAAGACATCACCGATTCTGTAAAGAATGCATCAAAGTCAGAAAAAGACAACAACAAAAGGTCTATAACAAGGAACACTGGTCAGTCAATGCCGAGAGATTTCGGATTGCGGCTTATACTAATTACTTAAAAAAAAGGGGCTTTAAAGTAGAAAAACCGGAGGAATAATGGAAAGCGTTAAAGTTTTTACTATCTATTTAGGGTTTGGCTTAATCTGTTATGTAATGGCTAAAAATCGGGGAAGAAATGAGATATTGGGAGCCGCCGCAGGATTATTGGCGGGACTAATTGCCGTAATTTATTATTGGATTGTCGGTGATACTAAAGAATTAAGATTTAAAAAAGCTGAGAAAGAAGAAAGAAAAATAAATAAACTAATCAAGGAGACAAAATGAAAGAATCGGGCGAGGGATATAAAGTCCAAATCAACCAAAAGTTCGGCGATATTCTAATCAATATCTATGATAATAAAGTAGATAAGGCGGTGAAGAATTTTAAAGATTTAAAAAACGAATTGGGATTAGAAGTAGAAAAAGACGCCAAAGAAGTCTTGAAAGAAATTGGGATAGAAGAAATCGAACCTACTGAAAAGACAACAATTCCCGTAAATAAGGTTTGCCCGCTATGCGGAACAGAGTTAAAGTTTGTGGCAGCGGGAATTAGTAAAAAAACCGGCAAATCATATAAGGCGTTCTTTTCTTGTGAAAATCCCATTTGTAAATATACTCAAAATATTCAATAGGAATTATTATGACAGGACATAAACCTAATCAGGTTTCCGCCTGCCAAAAGAAGGTTAAGGGTTTGGCTCCTCCTTTCTCTTAACCTTCTGCCGGCAGGTTGATAACCAATAACCAAAGGAGAAGAGATGAAACAAATAATCAAAAAACAATATCGTTGGAAGTCATTACCACTCAATATGCAACCAAATGGGTTTTTGTTTACATCATTCAAATGGTATAAATACAAGGGTCAACTCGAAATGTGCCGGAGCGGTTTCCATTGCAGCAAGAACATTATTGACGCTATGAGTTATGTCGACTGTGGATGGCTGGCGAAAGTTGAAGTTAAGGGGAAACAATTGGTTCAAGAGGATAAAGAGTGCTGGGGAGAAATGAAAATTGTTAAAAGATGGAAATGGACAAAACCGATGTCGATCAGATTGGCGATTTACGCCGTTGAATTGGTTTTGAGAGACTTTGAGAAAGAATATCCCGATGATAAGAGACCCCGTTCAGCGATAGAAGCGGCCAAGAAAGTATTAAAAGCAGATACAAGAAAGAATAAGTTGGCGGCTAATGCGGCGGCTAATGCGGCTTATGCGGCTTATGCGGCTTATGCGGCGGCTTATGCGGCGGCTTATGCGGCGGCTTATGCGGCGGCTTATGCGGCGGCTTATGCGGCGGCTAATGCGGCTTATGCGGCTTATGCGGCTGATGTGGCGGCTAAGGCGGCTTATGCGGCGGCTAATGCGGCTAAGGGGGCTAATGCGGCGGCTTATGCGGCTTATGCGGCTTATGCGGCGGCTTATGCGGCTTATGCGGCGGCTTATACGGCTAAGGGGGCTAATGCGGCGGCTTATGCGGCTTATGCGGCTGATGCGGCGGCTAAGGCGGCTAATGCGGCTAAGGGGGCTAAGGGGGCTAATGCGGCTTATACGGCGAAACAGAATATCCTCAAAAGGTGCCACAATTATATTATTAGAAAGTTAATAAATAAAGCCAAGGGCTCCAAATGAAAGATGAAAACACGATTAAATTCTTTGTTGACAATCAGAAAAAAGAAATAATTAAAATATCAAAAGGGGAATTTTATTTTAGGGGTAAAAAAGTAAAGGATATCCATAAGGTATACGAAAGATTTAATGATTGGCTCAAATTAACTGAAAATCCTAACTTGAAGGAGAGAAGATGAGTAAAAATAAAAAAATAATGGTTTCTCACGGAGGTGTAATACATATAATAACTGCTAAATGTAAATTCTGCGATAAGGTAAAAAAAGAATTTGATAATTGTGTAAAAAAGGAGAAGAGATGAAATTTGAATTAACAAAGACAACTAAGGACCGGCGCGGAATAAAACTATTCCAAATCAAGGCATTAGTTTCATTTGGAGAAGTAGTAAGAGGAGAATTAGGCGGATGGGTAGAGAAGAAGGAAAATCTCAGCGAAGATGGCAACGCTTGGGTTTATGGCGACGCTCAGGTTTCTGGCGACGCTGAGGTTTCTGGCAACGCTCGGGTTTCTGGCAACGCTGAGGTTTCTGGCAACGCTCGGGTTTATGGCGACGCTGAGGTTTCTGGCAACGCTCGGGTTTATGGCGACGCTTGGGTTTATGGCAACACTCAGGTTTATGGCGACACTCAGGTTTATGGCAACGCTCAGGTTTCTGGCAACGCTGAGGTTTATGACGACGCTCAGGTTTATGGCGACGCTGAGGTTTCTGGCAACGCTCGGGTTTATGGCGACGCTTGGGTTTATGGCAACACTTGGATTTATGGCAACGCTCGGGTTTCTGGCAACACTTGGATTTATGGCAACACTCAGGTTTCTGGCAACGCTGAGGTTTATGGCGACGCTCAGGTTTCTGGCGACGCTGAGGTTTATGACGACGCTTGGGTTTCTGGCAACGCTCGGGTTTCTGACGACGCTCGGGTTTATGGCGACACTCAGGTTTATGGCAACGCTCAGGTTTCTGGCAACGCTGAGGTTTATGACGACGCTCAGGTTTATGGCGACGCTCAGGTTTCTGGCAACACTTGGATTTCTGCAAAAGCGTCGTTCACAAAGGGTTGGTTTATTGGCGGTGACAACTCTGGAAAGATTACAGACATTGCCGACAAAACCGGTTCTAATTATTGGAAAAATCAGTATGTTTTGGGAGATTATGAAATTACTCCAATCAAAGACGAGAAAAATAACACAGTTAAAAATCCGCCAGAGATTGTGTTTGACGGGGCAACTTACAAACTACAGGAGGAGAGATGAAAATGATATTAAGAGGAACTGATGTTAGTTATACAGGGTATTCATACTGTAACAGATGTGGGGAAATGATACCCCCTCACAGGATATTGTGTGATATTTGTCGTGGATTACCAGATGAACAGGAATATAATTATAGTTTAAAAAGGGTTATGTGCAAGGAATGTGGACACCCGCATTGGGAGCCAATAACCCCCCCCCAAAGTAGAGTAATTAGATAAATTAACGATTAAGGAGAAGAGATGAAAGCTGAAATAACCACAATCCAAGCCATCAACCATCTGCTTACGAAGTTAAAAAAGGATTTTATCTCGGACGAACACCGTCACGACGAATTCAACTGGGATTGTGCCGAGTGCAAGGCCAGAATACTCGAGGGAGGACTTAATTGGTGGTTGGATTTGAAGGAGTGGGATAGGGAACAGAATAAAAAAGAGAAGATACAAATTAGATAAATTAACGATTAAAGAGAGAAGATGACTTACCAAGCTTATCTTAAAAAAGAATTAGATAGATTGCAAGGAATAATTTGGGGATTGGAACTTGATGTTAAATTGGGAAATAGTATATTAATTACCAATACTAATACTAAATTGGAAGCTGATTTAAAAAATGCGATTAATAATTATCAAATACAGATTGATTATGG